AATGATTCCATTCTGTGTGCTTCTGTTGGTACTGGAAAATCTAGAACAGCTCTTGCTTACTATTATATTTGCGAGTGCCAAGGTGAGATTCCGATTAATGGCGAAGGGTCCTGGGGAGAAATGAAGTCTCCTCGGGACCTTTACATTATTACTACTGCAAAGAAGAGAGATTCTAAAGAATGGCTTTCTGAGTGTTTACCTTTTGGTCTTAAAAATGTTGTTGTGGATTCATGGAACAATATTAAGAAGTACCAGAATGTTTATGGAGCATTTTTCATTTTCGATGAGCAAAGAGTTGTTGGTAAGGGAGCTTGGGTAAAAGCTTTCTTGAAAATTGCCAAGAAGAACCATTGGATCCTACTTAGCGCTACGCCAGGTGATACCTGGACCGATTATATTCCAGTTTTTAGAGCAAATGGGTTTTACAATACTTTAAGGGAGTTTAATGAAGAGCACTGTGTGTTTAATCCATATACGAAATATCCGAAGATTGAAAGGTATATAAATACCGGTAGGCTTATCAGATACAGAAACCAGATTCTTGTCAATATGACTTTTGAGAAGACGACGATTCCTCACCATATTGCAAAGTATGTTGGCTATGACAAGAAATTATATTTGACAGTGTTTAGAGATCGTTGGGACCCATACGACAAATGTCCGGTGCAAGAGACTGGTAAGCTGTGCTATTTGATGCGAAAGGTTGTGAACCTTGACCAAGAGAGAATCGAAGCTACGAGGGAATTGCTTAGTTCTCATAGCAAGGCAATTATATTTTACAACTATACTTATGAGCTTGAAGTATTAAGGAAAATCGCTGAAGAAGAGAAAATACCATTTGCAGAATGGAATGGAGAAAAGCATGAGGAAGTTCCAGTTGGAGAAAAGTGGGTTTATCTGGTTCAGTATAGTGCAGGCTCTGAAGGATGGAACTGTATCACTACGGACACAATTATATTCTATTCACAAAGTTACAGTTATCGAATGAGTGTTCAGGCTGCTGGAAGGATAGATAGATTAAACACCCCATACAAGGACCTTTACTTCTATCATCTAAAATCAATGGCGCCAATAGACATTGCAATCGCCAGAGCACTCAACTCGAAGAAGAATTTTAACGAAAAGGCGTTTTTGGGCGTCTAAAAGACGTGAAAAAAACAGCCCTTATAATGAGGGGGAAGGATATGGAAATTTTTCCCCTTTTTTCTTTTTAAGGAGGGCAAAATCATGCTAGAAAGCAAGTTTCAGTCCGACCTTATTAAGGAAATTAAAGGTCGGTTTCCTGACTGTATCGTTATGAAAAATGATGCTAGTTATATACAAGGAATTCCCGACCTATTAATTTTGTCTGGAGATAAGTGGGCATCTCTGGAGTGCAAGAAATCTTCGAAGGCGAAGCATCGCCCGAATCAAGATTACTATGTGGATAAGATGAACGAGATGAGTTTCTCTGCGTTCATTTATCCAGAAAATAAGGAGGAAGTATTAAATGAACTGGGAAGATCATTCGAGAGACGTTCCGAAAGGAAAACATGCTCTGTTCAGCGGAAGTAACTATAGCTGGACAAACATTAGCATGGAGGACGAAGCTCAGTTTGAAGAAGCTATGCGGATTCGTTACTATAACTCCTTTGCAAAGGATGTCGGAACAATAATACATGAATGGGCTGCTGACAGAATAAAGTATAGGGCAAACGTTACGAAGTCAGATAGTAAAGGCCTCTTGATTTACATCATCAAAGCTTTTGAAACCGATCTTAGAACTTATATTCCAAGATCAGTTGCTCAGTATTTCGTGGATAAGTGCTTCCCGAATGTTATGTCTTACGTTAAAGATGCAATTGGCTTCAGGTTAGATCCTGAAGTTATGCTCATGTATTCTGACGAATTCTTTGGCACTGCAGACACTATTCTTTTTCGCGAGGGTCAGTTCTTGAGAGTTCACGATCTCAAGACTGGAACATCTCCTACTTCGCTTAGACAGCTAGAAATTTATGCTGCTTTTTGTTGCTTGGAATACGGGCTTGATCCAGAGAAATTGGAAATCGAACTCAGGATTTATCAGAATGATGAAATATTAATCGGAAATCCTCCAGGCTCAACAATAAAGGAGCTTATGGAGAGAATTCGAAAAACCAGAACCGTGTTTGATAAAATTAGGAAAGAAGGCTAAAGATGGAACTTTCTTTGAAACATTATGGCATAGGACATGACGCCAATCCGCCTGGACGCGGTTCGGGAAGATATGCTTATGGTTCTGGTGAAAATCCGAACCAACATATCGAAAACATGACCCTTGGCCAGCAGAACGCATATTATCTTGAGAAATTTAGAAAAGAGGGAGTTCCGGATGGAGCTTCGTTGGCAGGATATGTTGCTGGCATCATGGGCTATAAGAACTCGAACGAATTAAGAAACGCCATCTCTCTTGAAAACGCTAGGATTGAGCAAGAGAAGATGAACGCAATTCGCAAATTATATTTTGACCCAGACAATCCTATCACAAGTCCTACCAAAATTCAGAATTTAACTGGCATACCAGAGGGCACTGTTAGAAGTTATATTAAGAAATTTGGTAAGCAGACCAAAAGCGAAGTTAACGAACAGATTGCGAATCAGTTAAAAGCTGTTGTTAAAGATAAAACTGTTGTCGATGTTGGTCTTGGAGTTGAATATTCACTTGGAATTACAGAAACTCGTAAAGACAAAATTATATCTATGCTTGAGCAGGAAGGTTATCAGATAGTTCCGTACTATCAGAGACAGCTTTCTACCGGAAAGAATACAACTGTAAATTTACTTTGCAAAGAAGGAATGACCTACGACGATGTTAAGGAATTCGTTCGTGAGCATGGCTGGGGAACAATAGATCAGTATGTTACTGATGGAAATGGAAATCGCTCAATTTTAGGAATACCTCCAGTTCAATCAGTAGATTTAGATAGAGTTCTTATAAAGTATAAGGAAGATGGCGGAGATTTAAAAGATGGTGTCATTGAACTTAGACGTGGTCCTGAAGATTTATCGTTAGGAGCAGCAAGATACGCTCAGGTAAGAATAGGCGTTGACGATAAGTACTATCTCAAAGGAGTAGCTGTTTATGGCGACGATAAGGACTTCCCAGAAGGAAAGGACATTATATTTAACTCTTCAAAGAGTAAAGACCTTCCGCTTGAAAAAGTTTTAAAGCCGATGAAAGATGACCCAGACAATCCTTTTGGAGCTTCTATAAAACGAGAAGAAGATTTGGTTTTAGCTAAGCGAACTTATATTGATCCTAAAACTGGTGAAGAAAAAGTTAGCCCGATCAATATCGTAAATGAAGAGGGAGATTGGGTTAAATGGTCAAAGAATACACCTTCTCAGTTTTTATCGAAGCAATCTCCGCAGCTCATTAAGCAACAGCTTGACTTGGCTTATGCTAAGAAAGCGGCTGAGTTTGACGATATTAAAACTGTATCGAATGAGTCTGTTCGAAGGGTAATGTTGCAAAATTTCTTTGAACAATGTGACACTGCAGCTGTTGAACTTAAAGGTGCAGCATTCCACAGGCAGCAAACTCACCTTTTACTTCCTCTTACAAGTTTAAAAGATGGACAAATTTATGCTCCAAATTACGAAACTGGAGAAGAAGTATTCTTAATTCGCTACCCTCATCAGGGTAAATTTGAGATTCCAAAACTTACTGTTAATAATAACAATAAAGAAGGTCAGAGAGTAATTGGAAATGCTCCTGATGCAGTTGGAGTCTCAAATTTAACAGCTCACCAATTATCTGGAGCAGACTTTGATGGAGATACGGTTACAGTAATCCCCTACAATGTTGTTCCTGGATCAAGCAAGCATAATGCCATTGCTGTTGAGAAGGCAAGAAAAGAACTTATGGAGTTTGAGCCGAAGGAAGCTTATAAAGCTTATCCTGGCATGCCACCAGTAAAAGGTTCTGGCTTTGATACTCAGCTTGAAATGGGGAAAATTAGTAACTTAGTTACTGATATGACTTTAAAGGAGGCTCCTACTACTGAGATTATTCAGGCAGTAAAGCATGCCCAGGTGATTATAGATGCTGAAAAGCATAATTTGGACTGGAAACGTTCCGAGCAAGAGAATCACATTGCAGAATTAAAGAAAAAATGGCAGGGTAAACCTACCGGAGGGGCCTCTACCCTAATTTCAAAGGCATCCTCCCCCGAGTATGTGAAAGAACGTAGGTTAAGTTTCGCTGTTGACGACGAAACAGGTAAGAAAATTACGTTCGAGACACATGCCACAAAGAGGGAGCGTAAGCCAAACGGCGAAATTGACGAGCATGGGCGTAAAGTTTACGCAGATACCGGCAGGAGGATAGATAAGACTCAGAAATCGACAAAGATGGCTGAGACGGATGATGCCAATAGTTTACTTTCTGTACCATATGATAGAGAAAGATCTAATCCAAAAGAGGTTTTGTATGCTGATTACGCCAACTCCTTAAAGGCTCTAGCTAACCGTGCTCGTCTTGAGTGGAAGAACACCCCAACTGGAAAGAAGGACAAGGCTTCTGAAGCGGCTTATGCGAAGGAGGTTGAGGAGCTAGACACCATGCTTGTTCGGATTAAGCAGAATTCGCCAAGAGAAAGGTATGCACAGCAAAGAGCTACGAATAATTACTATAAAAAGCTTAAAGAAAGAGACTATTTAGAGGACGAAGACAGAAAGAAGATCAAGAATCAATGCCTTTCTGAAGCAAGAAGTGCGGTTCAAGCAGACAAAGGATTCAAGTCTCTTACACCAAAGCAATGGGAAGCAATTGAAAACCATGCAATAAGTGGAACGAAAGCTGAACAAATCATTAAGAAAGTGGATTCAAAGCTGCTTATGCAATACGCTTTGCCAAAAGCAAACCGAGAAATCTCTAAATCCAAGCAAGATTTGATTAGAGCGCTTGCAAAACGCGGCATTCCGCAGTCAGAAATAGCAGAACAACTCAACATAGCCGTGGGGACTGTAAACAAATACATGGCCCCCGGTCAATAAAAGGAGATAAAGCATGAGAAGAGTAGCTATAACTACGACGGACAACCCGTATGATCCCGTCAATGACTTTTCTCGTTGGTATGCTTTTGATTGCGAACACAATTATTTGACATGTGAGCTGCTTGATAGACTTGCGATAACGTCAGATAGGGTTTCTCCTGATCAAAACCAATGGGAAATAGAAAGAGCAATTGATTTAATTGTTGATACGCATCCAACTTTGTACAAAAAGGTTGTTGTATCCACGTCATAAGCCAAAAATAGGCATAGAGGGGGGTCTTTTATATATACACCCCCCTCTACATCGCGCTTGG